TCGCCGGAAGTGCGCCGGACGTTACGGACGCGGTCACGTTACGAAGTGGCGAATAATTCCTATGCCAAAGGACTGGTTCAGATGCTGGCAAACGACTGCATAGGCACCGGCCCGCGGCTCCAGATGCTGACTTCCGACGAGGACTTCAATGACGAAATCGAAGTTGAATTCATGCTGTGGGCGGAGGCGGTGAAGTTGTCTTCAAAACTGCGTACCATGCGGATGGCGAGATGCCAGGACGGCGAGGCTTTCGCGGTTATGTCCACCAATCCCAAAGTCCGGCACGAAGTCAAACTTGACCTGATGCTGCTCGAAGCCGACCGGATTGGCAGTGACCTAGTCTGGCTGCCGGATGACAAAATCGTCGACGGCATCGGTTTTGATGACTGGGGCAATCCAGCCAGCTACCGGGTAATGAAATATCATCCCGGAGATATGCACTACGCTCCCGGCGAGGAAGCGGTGATCGTTCCGGCCGACTACATGCTGCATATTTTCCGGCAGGATCGACCGGGACTGCATCGTGGCGTACCGGAATTGACGGCGGCCCTGCCATTGTTTGCACAGCTCCGCAGGTACAATCTCGCGGTACTTTCAGCGGCAGAAGCGGCGGCTGATTTCGCGGCAATTCTCTACACTGACGCACCCCCCAACGGCGAAAGCGAGGAAGTCGAGCCGATGGACATTATCCCGCTGGAGCGGAATATGATGCTGACCGCTCCGGCGGGATGGAAGCTGGATCAGCTTGACCCGAAGCAACCCGCTTCAAGCCATGCGGAATTCGTCAAGGTGATTTTAAGTGAAATCGCCAGATGCGTCTGTTCGACTTACGGCAGCGTCGCCGGGGATTTTTCCGGCTTCAACTACGCTTCAGGACGGCTGGATAATCAGATCTATCACAAGTCGATTCTGGTAGACAGAAGTTTCTGGCAAGGCGAAATCCTGAACCGCGTGTTCGATCTGTGGATTCGGGAATACATGCTGGCAAGATCGTTTGTCGGCGGAGGCTATTTCAGGCTTCCCAGACACACCTGGTTCTGGGACAATTTTCCGCATGTTGACCCTGGAAAAGAATCGAAAGCGCAGGAAACCAGATTAAAAAATCACACAACCACACTGGCTGCTGAATGCGCCAAGGACGGGCTCGACTACATGTCGGTAATCCGGCAGCGCGCCAAGGAACTCGCACTCATGCGTAAGCTCAAAATACCGTTTAACGACGACAACGCGTCGAAAAATATTAACCCGGAACCGAAGAGAAACGGTTCTGAACAAAAGGAAACAGCAAATGAGTGATTTTCTGCTGATTGAAGCGGCCGGAGACGCAAAGCCCAAAGTGATGGGACTGGCGTACTCAGGCGGTAAAATGAATCTGCCGGGCTGGAAGCACCCGGTGGTGGTCGACTTGGCCGGGCTGGAACTGCCCGAGAGCGTACCGCTCCTGGCGAACCACCAGAACAAAACCGCATCGCGGGTCGGGATGGTTACCGCACAGGTGAAGGACAACGCCCTGGAAATCGACGGGCAGATCATATCCGAAAGCGAGGACGCCAGGGACATCGTGGCGCAGAGCAAGGCCGGAGCCGACTGGCAATTGAGCATTGGCGCGGACGTGAAGGAATGCGAGCTGGTCAGGTCGAGCCGCGAGGTTAACGGCCAGACTTTCGACGGCCCGCTTTACCACATCAAAAAATCGGCGCTGAGGGAAGTTTCGGTCATTCCGGTCGGCGCCGACGCCAAAACAACCATGAAAGTATCCGCAAGTTTTAATCTTCAACCCCAAAACATAACAGGAGAAGGAACGACTATGGCAAACGAAGATTTGAAAAAAGAACCCGAAAACAAAAAAACAGAACCGGAAAACACCCCGGCACCAAAAACCGACAACCCGAAAGTTAAGGAGGAACCGAAAATCAAGGAAGAACCGAAACAGGAACCGAAAAAAGAACCAAAAGCCGAAGCGGCGGCCACGTCCCCGACAATCCAGGCCCAGGCGCAGGATGCCGCCCAGCAGGCGGTGAAGGCCGAGCGCGAGCGGATTGCCGAAATCCAGACGATCTGCGACGGCGACTATCCGGAGATTGAACGCGAGGCGATTTCCGCCGGCTGGACTCCTGAAACCGTTACTTCGAAAGTGCTGGCGACAATGCGTGCCGAACGCCCGAGCGCCGATGTACATATTTCCGTCAAAAGCAAACCTGAGGGCGGCGAAATGCGCAAGACCCTGGAGGCGGCGATGTGCCTGCGGGTCGGGGTTGATGCTGATTCGCTGGAAAAATCCTTCGGGGCTCAGGCGGTGGAAGCCGGTATGGGCGAAATGGATATGCCGCTGCGTCAACTGCTCATTGAATGCATGAAGCTTGACGGCATTCCGGCATCGCGCGGTTTCGATAACGACACCATCCGGGCGGCATTTTCCAGTGTGAGCCTGCCGGGGATTCTGAGCAATGTGGCAAACAAAAAACTCCTGCAGAGCTACAAAGCCCAGCCGGTAATCGCTACCAAGCTGTGCAGTAGCGGTGACTTGAACGACTTCAAGGAAAACGACCGTTTCCGCCTGACCGATGTCGGCGATCTGCTGCCGGTAGCCGCTGACGGTGAGATCAAGGAAGGGGGGCTCGTCGAGGAAACGGCCAAAAACCAGCTTGACACTTACGGCAAGAAGTTCTGCCTGACCCGAAAGATGATTATCAACGATGACCTCGGCGCGTTTATGAAGGTGCCGGTCGCGATGGGTAACCGAGCCGCCAGGCTGATCGACCAGCTCTTCTTCAGCAGGCTGCTTTCCAATCCGGTTCAGTCCGACAACAATGCGCTGTTCAGCGCCGGACACAAGAACCTGCTAAGCGGATCGACTTCGGCTTTGAGCGCCGACAGCCTCAAAAAGGCGGTGCAGCTCTTCCTCGATCAGGTGGATGCAGACAACCAGCCAATCAGTGTCGAACCGCGCTTCCTGCTGGTTCCGACCGCGCTCAAACATCTGGCGATTGAGCTTACTAAAGGCGCGACGCTGATTATGGCGGGCGGCAGTACCCAGGCGATCCGTCCGGCGTTGAACGTGCTGGCGGATGAGAATCTGCAGGTTGTAAGCTCGCCTTACCTGGGCAACTCCGCTTATCCGGGCAGTTCCCAGACCGGCTGGTATCTCTTCGGTGATCCGGCGACGGTTGACACCTGGGAGATCGGCTACTTGAAGGGTAAGCGCACCCCGACGGTTGAACGCGGTGAGACCGACTTTAATACGCTGGGACTGTGGTTCCGGGTCTATTTCGACCTCGGAGTTCGTGAACAGGATCATCGCGGCATGGTTCGTTCTGCCGGTCAGTAAGCACTGACAGGCAAATTACCGGGGCATACTTCGCGCATCGCGCTACGGCCCCGAACCCCAAATTTTTAACTTTCAACTTTAAAATCAGAGGTATTACATGCTTGCAAAATATATCCAAAGAGGACATGAAATCGACTTTACTCCCGACACCGACGTGGCGGCGGGAGATGTGGTAATTATCGGCGATCTGGCGGGGATAGCCAAACTGGACATCAAGGCAGGAACACTCGGCGCCCTGGCGCTGGTCGGAGTGTTCGACATTCCCAAGGCAACGGGTGAAGGCACGGCGATTGCCGTTGGCGCGATTGTGTTCTGGGACGCTGAAAATAAACAGATAACCACAACCAGCGGAAATAATAAATATCTTGGCAAAACCGTCATTGCATCCGGTGACGATGACGCTAATGCCAGGGTGATTATCAACGTTTCCCGCGACGTGTCGATCAGCGCCGCGGCGGCAATTGCTAATCCAGAAGCCAGTGCCGAGGACATCGACGACCAGTCCGGCGGCACGGCCAGCGCCACCCACCAACTGGCGGCGGTTGCGGATACTTCCACAGCCGACCAGTCGGGTGCGATCAACAACAACTTCGCCACCATCGGCGCGGAGTACAACGCCCTCAAGGACGACGTTGAAACGAACAACGGCAAACTCGACTCCATACTGGCGGCGCTGCGGACGCTGGGGCTGATCGCGACTGAATAATGGGTATGCTGGAACAGGGGCTTGCCTGGCTGGAATCCCAGCGGAAAACTCATCTAACCTCTCCGGTGATTTACCGGAGAGATGGTGACTCCGCCGAGGTTCCGGCGACGGTCGGCAAAACGGTGTTCAAAGTTACCGACGATTACGGCCGCTTCCAGTATATCGAGAGCCGGGATTACCTCATCAGCGCCGCCGATCTGGTCTTAAATGATGCCAGAATTCTCCCCGAGCCGGGCGATGAAATAGTCGAGGACGGGTTCGTTTACGAGGTGATGGCTCCTAACAATGAACCGGAATGGCGGTACTCCGACAGCTGTCGGAACACACTAAGAATTCATACCAAATTTACCGGAAAGGAGTAACTATGTCAAAGAAAAACAAAATAATCAAAGTCCCGTTTTACGGCGATGAAATTTTTGTTATCGAAAATAAAGATGAGAAACTGGTTGCCATGAAGCCCATTGTGGGAGCATTGAAATTAGACTGGAGTCAGCAGGTGAAAAATATTAAGAATGATCCCGTTTTGAGCTCAGTTGTGGGGCTTACACCCATAACTGGAAACGATGGTAAAAACTACAAAATGCTCTGTCTTCCTCTGGAATATCTTAACGGCTGGCTGTTCAAAGTTCCGGCTTCCCGTTACAAAGGCAGGAAGCGCGAAGCTATCATCAGATACCAGAAAAAATGCTATCGGGCACTTTATGACTATTTCCATCATGGAGCCGCGGTCAATCCGGGAATCAGCTTCGAACAGGTTACCGGTGTACTGAACAAATTGCTGGATAAACTGGACCAGAAAAACGACGTTATCCGGGAGCTTGAACGGAAGTGCCAAAACCAGAGTGAAATTATCGATGCCGTGACTTCCGATGCGGTTTACGGGGATGTCAGTCCGCTTACGGGAAGAAAGAAAGTTATTCTCGTGCGCCAGCATTTCAGGAGCTATGGCGAACCTCAAGTTAAAAAGCCGAAGAACTGCATGCAGATGGTGTTCAACTTTTTTACTGGGGGAAAGTAACATGCCCAACGGAAATGACAACCCGGATCTTAAAGATGTCTGGACAGCGGTCAACGAATCCCGGCGCGAGCTTGCCGAGATGAAGGGCATGTTGTCGGTTCATTTTTCCGACCGCAACATTCACCACAGCCCGCCGTGCCATGCGGCGGAGGACATGCGCAAGACGATGCTCTCGGCGGCGGGTGCGGCAATCCTGGCATTGTTGGCTGCTATCGGCTCAATCGTCGCCAGCGTTATGAGGTGAATTATGCCGCTTTTAATCGACATAGCTGACGCCGTAGCGGCGGAACTGAACAATGCTGAGCTTTCACTGGAATTCACCGCCGAGGTTAATCTGAAACCGGAATTTGAGCTTAAGGATTTGAAGGAACTCAAGGTGACGGTAGTTCCGAAGTCGCTCAAGTTTTCCGGGGCGGCCCGGCAGGAATCGACTAAAGAAGTTCAGATCGACATCGGTGTGCAGAAGA